GCCCTTATTTAGTCATTCCAATACCTAATTGGAGTCGTCCCTTGCGGGCTAATGAGAGGGCTGGCTTACCTCTCCTGCACGAGTGTTTAAAGTTAACACACAACTATTCGGTTCGAAGGCAACCGATAACCTCTAAGGCCGTGTGGCCAAGACAACGAGGTCGTTGTCGACGTCTTCGCGCTTCTTCTCTTTCGATTTGCGCGTCGACTTCTTCTCCTTCGTGGCACTCCTCTTGCCGCCGTCGATTTTATCAGCGATGTAAGAGCATGCTTTTTCGGCAAGCATTGGCCCGAAGGTGGTGATCGCCCAGGTGGCCACTGCCACTAGTGCTGGGGCGATCATCGTGGTCGTTGCAAACTTGGGTATGGGCAACTCAAGTTTCTCGATGAGCACATTGCTCTCGGCGGGTGTTTTGGCTCCATTCGTTGTCAGCCATGCGCACAACTTTAGACGATCTGCATCTGTGAGTTCAGCACCCTCTGCGAGCACATCTCGCACAACGATCTCATGGTCTGGGCGCAGCCCAGCCAACCCGTCTTCTCCTAAGACCACGTTCGGTGTGCTTCGAGAGTTGTTGTCCTGCCCCCATGCAGGAACAGCTGAAAGTTGTGTGATTTGAATGTAAGCATCGCTGTACGTAGACGCAGTTGTTGGGCCAAACAGTGCAAATGGCGAGGCAGCGTCTGCGCGCACTGACAATCGAAAGTTGATGAGACGTTTGTAGTCATCAACGAACTGAGGCGTCGAGTCGGGGACTTCGAAGACGCGACCAGTGCTGCTGAGCGAGTCGCCCGTTACCGAGATGTTCTGTTGCGCGGCATAGAAAGAAGAATTCTTGCCTGCTGCGACTTCAGTCGCTTTATGGGGGTAGAACGTCTCAGCGCGTTTGCGGTCGTCGCTTCCGTAGTACACCAACACAGGTGCGACTGTGACTGCCACAGATGACTTAGCATAAACGATGAGGTCTATGATGTATTCTCCTTCCTGGACGATGACGAACGATACGTTGGTTTTCGTGAAGTCGGTGAAGAAGATCAGATCTCTTGCTCCCCACCAGTTCGGCAGCACGCCCCAATCTGCAAACGCGGGCGTCATCGTCAAGTCACTGCCATAACCAATGACCATATTGCCGTCCATGTCGTCCGACTCAGTGGAAACCGTGTAACTATGGATTATGGCCTTGACGTACAACTCACCCACACTGAAATTGGTTTCGCCGTCCGGGTTGAGGTTCGTGCTGGCGATGACCAAAATCACTCCTTGTGTGTCCCACGTGTCGTCTTCTTTTCGCGCGATGAAGAGCGGCACCTGTGTCTCAAGACTCAGGTCGCACTTCAGCTCAGCGTGGTTACCGCGTCGAAGCGGCACGGGCAAGTGATTGTCCTCCCACGTAGACATGAACGTTGCCCCTGCCTTGCCATAAGGAATGGTAGTGTCGGGGTTAGTGCTGTAGCCCATCATGATTGCGCCGGCGGTGTCATTGTCGATCAACGCACACTCCATGTCCATCGCCAACTTCAAGTTGGTGATGAGATACTTAGTGTCGGGCGACGTCAAAATGTCAGCTCTAGGGCCGATCGTGGACGGGTGCACCCGCGCGCGCAGCAACGTTGTGCCTGCTTGAGTAGTGCCAGGCAGTTGCACGATGTCCAAGCGTGATTCCACGTGGTACACGTGTGCATCACCGTGCTTCGTTTTAACGTGGCCACCGTATGTGACGCGACCATCATGGTGCTTGCCACTCAGTGAGGGCGAACCTGAGTGCAGAATCTCACCAATTTTGTGACGTAGTTTGGCTGCGTCTCGCTTGACCACTTTCGACACTTCAGCCTTCATAGGTGGTTTTTGAACCACCATTTTGGTGAGAGGTTTGGCTTGCTTGGCGTCAGCTTTAATAGCTGCGACGCGTTTGGCCACAGCCTGCGAGTTAGTGGCTTTGGTACAAGACACAGCAATGTGCCCGACTTTGCCACAATTGAAGCAAGTGATCTTCTTGTCCTTACCCTTCTCGGAAGGGGGGCCGTCGCCTTTGGAGTTACCCCCGCAACGCATGCCAATCTCACTTTGGCTCATGTTTTGGTTTCGTTTCACCCAAAACTGATTGGAACCAAACTCAATGTTCCAACGCGATTTGTCTGGCAATGCCTCATAAAAGGCATATGCTGAACGCCAGTCCGCGAATGGCACGGCTGGCACGAGCAAGGTTGTCACCTGCTCACTCGCTTCACGCTCTTTCTCGGCGAGTGTTCGCTGAGCTAGCTTGACATGTTCTTTCAACTCTGCAATGGTCATCTTGTCCATCAGTACTTTAAAATCTGATGACGGGCGCGACCCGTTGAACAAAGGACCATCACCTTTTGAGTTTCCGGTGCCAAGCATTCCAATCTGCTCCTGTTGACCGTAGCCGCATAAATCAATGGTTGCTAACACTATTGCATTTTGTGGCCCAAAACACAGTTCAGTGGCTAATCGCTTCCTCTCATGGAGGCTCGCCGCGAGTATAAATTGTTCTATCGCGTATAGGTCATCTCTGGCATCGGACCAGTCGTACATTTCTTGAAGACGATAAATGCCGAACAGTCTGCCAATTGTGGCATAAATGTAGGCGACATCTGCTTTGGGACCATCCCCGTTGGAGTTGCCGGCACCCAAATCGCCTATCTCCATTTGTCCCATGTTGTAACCACCGTCGAAATGGTCAAGGTGCCACAGCTGCACAACCATTCGAGCGTGCGCTGATACTGCCTCCTGGCAGTCATTAGAGAAGAAAACGTCCTCCATGTTGTCAAACAACGCGACGAATTCCTCTGGTTCGTCACACGCCGCTTGAACGAAGAACGTCAGAGCATCCCAAATAGCACCAAAGTGCGATGGTAGTCCCTGGCGAGCCAACATCGAACGCAAAACGTTTGGATGGTTTTGAGCCAATCCGGTAAATTGGTTCAAAAACTGCATGACGCTATCGCACGGGTCCACTCCATCATCAGCGCTTGTCTCTTCAAAAGCGGTGATGATTGCAAATTCAGCATCTGGATAGTTGTACAGCGTGTTCTCACCATCCACCGGAGCCCTATTCCAAACGTTAAGCACCGCTCGGATGACTTCAATCTGAACATCAGACAAGCCGTTACGCATCAGCATGTTTTCCACATGCTCAGCCAAGGTCTGTGGTGACCACAAATTAGCAGGTTGGTCAACTTCCATGGGCTCACTTTCCCACGGACCATCGCCTTCGTTGGCGCCAGATCGCAATTTGCCAATCTCCTCTTGTGAGCGATTGTCTCCGCCGTCGAATTTGATGACGGGCGACGGACGATAATCTATGGTCTCATCAGAAGCGTAAGACTTCGTGTCGTCTGGCAAGCGTTCCCAAGCGGGTCGTCTCTTTGACCGCTCAATAGCAGCGTGCATGGCAGCCCGCTCCATCTTACGTTGCCACTCCACCAAATGCTGTGCGTATTGAGCGTCGCTCATGTTCTTGCATTTAGCACCAGTCCTCGATGGTGGGGTCCAAGTGTTGGGGTCGAACAAATTAACTTCCACGTGCTTGCGTCTCAATGGCGCCTCACACATGGATGCTATATGTCCCACCTTATCACAGTTGTAACACTTGACAGTGTCTAACCATTTGACGTGGTCTTCATAGTCTTTAGTCGACTTCGCTATTTGCGCTTTAGCGCGAAAATGCTCAGCTTTCTCTGCTTTTGCCCTTGTCAACCAATACTCTTCATTGTACTGTTGAGCTGTCATGTGCAGATTTGGCATATTCATAGCTTTCTTCAACTCTTCACTTGGCTTGAATTTGTCGTCGTAATCGTTGTCATCGTCTTCACCACGATCCAAAGGTTTTGGAGGGATGCGTCGATCATTGTCCAGACCGAAAACGACTTTGTCATCGCCTATTGCCATGGTCAATTTGACCTGCTCAGCCTTAGCACTTCGCACTTCTGGCACGCACAACGGGGCATGGAAAGCATCGGGTTCGATGCCGGCAGCCACGTTGGCGCACCACTTGGCAAACAGTGCTCGGTCGAAATCCGGCAGCCATTGGTCAGTCAAGTCCTGTGCCCAATCACCAACCTCGTTGGGGAAGTTGCAATCGGCGGCAAATTGACCGGCCCACGTGGTCGTGTTCCGGTCGAATTTCACGGCACCTGACCAGTCTTTGTCAGCAGCATAACGCTGCTTAACGGCGCGAACTAGATCTCCCAACAAAGGTGTGTGAAGATCTGACCGGAAGTAGCCTGCCATGCGTTCAAGAAACCGTGGCAGTTCCATGTTCTTGTCGACACTTGTCGCTTGGATGAAAATCTTCTGTAGTGCTCGTGGCACATTGCATATCGAATTTTCATCCCCCGTCCACAATCCTGGCCCGAAGTAGCGGTTCAAGAAATTAACACCCGGCTGGCCTGGAGTGTAAGTCTCGACATCGTAGTCCTGGCCCATCTCTTTGGCCGCGGCTATGATGGCCTTTGGATCAATGTTGCGGTTGATAGAGTCGTCACCGCCAACCATAATCAGACACTGCCATGCCTCTTCAGGCGACAGATAGCGCCCGTTGCGCATTGTTTTCCGCGCAGCGCGGAAATCAATGAAAGCAGTGCCCAATGAGTTGCCTGATGCAGTGTTGGACCCACCAGACGCTCGCTTGTAGAAGTTATTGAAAACTATGCTAAATTGCGTATAGCCAATCAATCCAATGATTGAGTCCATCAACTCTTGAACTTCTGCGTGATGGTCAGGGTGGAACGCGCGCAAGTAGATGATTCGTTCCAACGCCTGCATGCGGTATTCGACATGCCCGTCATATCGATTAGCATCGCTGCAGTTGATTGTTCTGGCGTCCCTAGCCTTCTTCGCAATCAATTCGGCGATCACATCCGGTGTTTTCCCGAATGCGTACCACTCCTGGTCATTTAGGATGAACTCAGCAAACGCCATCACAAAGCGCGAGAAGTTGAGCTTGGTTTGTGAGTCAAACTGCGCAATCGGTCGTGGTGCAGACGGCTTCTGATTTGGTTCGTTCTTCTTAAACTCGGCCAGGGAACGAGCAGCTGAGTAAACAGCATTCGGAAAAGCTTTGGCACTATTGGCGGCATTGCGAATTTTCATATACCACGGTGTCGTACCACCTTCCTGCAGTATGCGACGCTGTTGTGGGCGATCTTGCTGATCGTAAACTGCCTCCTCACCAACAGGGTGCAATGTGTGTTTCTTCCATTCTGGCACAACGAAAGTCGCAAACAACTCTATGTCGCGCATCAAATCTGGCGGCAATGGTGTCGGATTGCCATCTTTAGTGATCAAGCTGGCGTCAAAGTCTGACATGCGGCCCTGAACCATGGCTACGTCGCTAGCTAACGAATTGGCTGACACGTATGCGCTATGTATAATCGGACTGCCAATCGATTTCAAAGATACGGGGGCCTCGTAGTCATCTTTGCCAAAGTAATATGGAGTTAGGCCTGCACTTGGCGGGTACACCATTGGTGGATTCACCGGGATCTCTTGTCGGACATATGCCACCAACTTTTGAGCATCGCCTGGTTTCAGCGATGTCTTTGGAATGCCAACTGGTGTGGCTTCAGACAACGCCGTGTTGAGCATGTTAGCCGTCACGGAGATCCGTGAAGTAGCTGCCACAGCGTGCACCGCATCCAATTGAGCGATTGTCAAGTTCACGGCTGTCCAATCACCCAACAATGCGATGGATGTTTCGATGCCTGTGCTAGTTTGCTTATCCAAACGAACAAATTTGCCAAACACAGGTTTCAAACGACGCAAAGGTGACCCTGCGACAGCCCAATCAACTGGCAACAGCGGCCATGGGAACGTGGCCACCAAGCTCAACAATATTAATGAGTGATGGTCATCGAGCCGCTTGCGATCAATGTGGTACACTGATACACGTTTGAATAGGCCTGATGAACACACCGTGATCGTGTCACCCTTGTAATCCCACACATGGTGTGGCCCATAATGACCACCACCAGTGACTTGGTACTCAACTTGATTATCTTCGTTGAAACGAAACGAATATTCACCACTGTATGCGGCGGCACTTGGAGTGAACGTCGATATGATCATCGTTCCTGGATAATCGCCGAGCAGTTGGTTCATGTTGAGGTAGTAATCGACATCGCTCAACACACCAATGTGCTTGGTTGTATCATAGTTGAACTGTTTGTAAGTTCCAACTAAATCTTTGTCCATGTAGAATGTGCGGCAACCCGCTGGCTCCACACCATTCTTTTCTGCATTGCGTTGCTCACTGCCGCTCATTTGGAAGCTGTATGGGGTTTTGCCCATCAGCAGCGCCAACTCGCGGGCAGTGTTCAGCCCAGCGTTGCGAACCTTCGCACTAGTACCGTGCGTGTGGTTCTTGTTAATACGGCCTTCAACCAAAACCGTATTGGCAAATATTTGGCGCTGTTGGTAGCATTCAAGATCTCCACGCTCCATCAAATCTTGAATCGCCCGCGACGCCACGTCCTTACCCATACCTCCGTCTATCGCCTTGTACGCATCATGTGTCAGTCTAACTGCCACAATGAGGGTAATGACCAGGAAGATGCCGGTGGCAGCGTAAGGTACAGCCTCAAACGCCGCGAATAGCAACTTCTTAGCTGTGGGTGACAGGGTGTCGGCCCATTCAGCCACTTCGTCTGCATGTTCATTGATCTTTTGAACAATGAAGACGATGGCCGCCTCGGCGGCCGCTAGGATGGCGATCACAACGCCATCCCTACCTGTTACTGAGAAGCCCTCTTCCTCGTCGTATTGCTCCTCAAACACACGCTTATGAAAGTTCACTTTCTCAGCGGTGTACTCAGGGTGCCCAGAAGCCTTCATCGCACGGATGAAGTTTGAAAGAGCACCCACTGCTTGCAAGGCCACTGATGGCGTGATGCCGTCGAGCTTGCTTCGCAGGGACGTGAACGCGCTTGTTACGTTTTCCTTCGTAACGTGTGCCCGGATCCCTCCGAACACAGTTGCCGCGGCTTGCGCCGCGGTCTTCGCAAGGTTTGCCTTCTGTGAC